GGAATCGGGCGTTTGACGTTGGGAATTTCCACAACAATCTGATTATTGGTGTATCGGGGGGTGGGTGCCACCATATAAACTCTGAGCTTGCGTTCAGGTTTTGAAGTGTCTTCTGAAACGGTGCGTATTTCAACCGAATGGCTATATTTATCATCAGGACTTCGTGTTTGAACGTATAGCATATTATCTGCGAAAATTTCCTGGCTCACAATAATTTTTTCCTTACCGTCGATGATAAAGTATCCGCCGTGATCATTCTTGTCTTCTCCGAGATTGTAAATGACGTCTTTTGGAAGACCGCTCAAAATGCACAAATTGGAATGAACCATGATTGGAAACTTTCCTAATAATATTTGCGGAAGTGTAATCGTAATCGTTTTTTCTTTTGAAATCGATGGGGCTTCTGCTTTTTTACCACTACTTTTACCTTCTTCCATTCCACCTTTATTTTCTTCTTCTTCTTCAATGGTTGTAATGATATTATCAAATTCGACATCGACATCATAGTGAATAGTTACACCATACGTCATGTTGCGAAGGCGGGCTTCATTTGGATACATGTAATGAACTCTAGACGTTGTACCGGTTTCATCATATATAACCGGTTTTCCGTAATATATTTTATCACCATTTTTTCCTCCCAAATAAAATCGTGAAACATGTTTAAATGTGTCAGTTTGTTGATTTTTTTCTTTTTGAAAAACGATAGGATTGTGCTCTTTGAATATTTGGCTTATACCGTTTGTTATGAATTCATTATACGAATCCAGCTGATGAGCTACTAAAACATTGGGATTATCGTTGAAGAATTTATCAATAATATTCCATGGAATTGTTTCATTCAATAGTTGGCTCATATCGTGGTCGCCATCATCGTCATCGTCGCCATCATCGTCATCGTGGCGTTTAGAAATGTCTCTTGCACCCTTTTCTTCTTTTTTATTTTTCTTTTCTTTTTTTTTATCTCCCTCGCTTTCCTGAGTTGCTTCACTTTCCCGAGTTGCTTCACTTTCCCGAGTTGCCTCACTTTCCTTATTTTTCTTACCTTCCCCTTCTTCTTCCGATCCCTCTTTTCTTTGTTCATCTCTTTCTTCTTTTTCTGCCTCCTCCTCTTGATCTTTTCGTTTTTCTTTTTCTGGCACGAGAGCCGATTCTTGAATTACAATTTTTTTTTTATGTTCTTCTGACATATAATAAAAATCAATCTTATTATTTAATTATAAAATATTTTTATATTATCAAATGATATATATATTTAATTGATGATATAACTTTAATTAAATATATATTATATATTTAAATTGTGTTTCTTATTCATTTTTATACCGTAAACTGGCATTAACCCATTATCAAGTAAATTTATTATTTTTTTTCGTGAGATTCATTATATACTTGATTCGTTTTTTGGTCTAATGCGTGATCATAGTCGCTGTATGAAGAATAATACCCACTCCCCCCCCCACCATTTTGATTTTGGTCGTTGTTGGTTTGGTACCAGTTTTCAGGAAACCATTGTGATTGTTGAGTGCCTTTTTTATCACGCGATCGACCCTGAGTTTGTGCTTGCACCTGTTGTTGATAAAAAGGGTGCTCTTGTTGTTGTTGTTGATTATTAGAAGAAGGGTCAGAAGCAGTTCGCTTGCTTAAAAATTCTCCAAGTATGAAAACCATGATGAAGAATAAAATAACTGGAAGAAGAAGTAAGAACCACGATAGTTGATAATATCCGTAACTGCAAAGCATATTTAGAAAAAATGTCCAGAAAACAACATATAAAATTTTCATAATAAAAATAGGAGTTGTTGTTTGTACGGGACATTTAACATTTCCTACACAATATATATTTGGGGACATGCCATAATTTTGATATGCAATAATTATTATTCCGATTGCGGAAAAAACGAGGTAAACATAAGCCGGAGTGCACAATTTCATTTTGATTTCGTAATAAATAGATTTGGATTATAACATATATAAATATTTTAAAATATAATACTTTAAAATATTAATTGTAAAAAATATTAATTGTAAAAAATATTAATTGTAAAAAATATTAATTGTAAAAAATATTAATTGTAAAAAATATTAATTGTAAAAAATATTAATTATAAAAAATATTTTATAATTTCACATTTTTACTAAATATTATTAATTCATATTATATATTATAATTAAGTTTATATTTTTTGTTGAATGGGTTGGTCATACGGGTTTGGGTTGGGAGGAGGGTTTTGTCCATCTAATTTGGAATAAAATTCACCCATTTTATAACTTACATTTGAAACCACGTTATTTAAGTCGCCAATAAGACCGCCGCCTATTTTATTTCTTTTGTTAAAATAAGTTCTTCTTCTGTTTATTTTTTGACTTACTCCACCTCCTCCTCCACGAATGTGGCCGAGTTTAGCAAGTTGTGGACCGTGCTGAGTTGGAAATCTTGCACTTCCTAGAGGTTGACCGTCCAAATTTATGGGAACAACGCCTGTTCCAACTCCGTTGGGACTTTGAGCAAAATAATTCGATTTTTCACTGAACGCATTCCAAGGTTTACCAATAAATTGTGAAATAAAATTGCTTCCACCGGTTTGACCACCGCCACCAATTCTGTTAAATGTTGATCGACCCATTCTAATATTACGAATCATTTTGTTTCGTTTTCTATTCATCTTGAATAGTTCTATCATTTTTGAATTTCTAACATTTGCATTACTGTTTTTTTGTAACCGTTTTTTTGTTTTATTATTTCTGTTGTATTTTTTTTTTGTATTTGCCATGAAAATTTATTAATTTATCGTGAATAAAAATACTAGTACAATACTATAATACAATACTATAATATAATATTATAAAATATTATTAATAAAAATTATATTTATATATTTATTAATAATCTAATAATCATATACCTAAAAGCAATTTTTTGAAGTGACATATTTTTTGTTTTATAACTCCGCAATAATCAATTAAGGGTTATTTTTTAAATTTATTCAAATTAAAAATAATTAAAATAATTAAAATATATGTAAAATATATGTAAATTAGAAGAAAAAATATAAAATGAAAGTAAAAACGTCCAAAGCAGTTTATCAATGTTTGCCAAATATGTTTTGTATAAAAAATACAACAATATTGTTAATTGTAATATTAAGTATCGTTGGTATTTATTTTGTTTATTCTAAATATGCGTCTATTGAACAAAATATTCCTAATATGAATAAGATTTCTAAGATTGAATCGTCATCATCATTATTATTTCCATCACTATTCGCTTTTTCACAAAATATGTCTTCGTCCGCTGCAAGAAATGATATTCTTGAAAACATGTATGCTCCACCATTGCGCGATGACAGTTATTACGGCGGAATAAGCGGTGGCGGCGGAATAAGCAGTGGCGGCGGAATAAGCAGTGGCGGCGGAATAATGATACCGCCGGTAATGCCAATAATGCCCATCAACGTTAGAACTCAGGGACCGCCGATCAATACGAATTATCGACAAGTGGGACTGTTGACGCGGATCAACGGCAAAGAAACAATTTTGCCGCTAATGGGTCGACCGTTACTAAAAAATCGAGACAAGTGGCAGTTTTACACGATGAGTGATAAAAACAATTCAGTAAAACTGCCCATATCATTTAAGAAAAAAAGTTGCACCAGTGAATATGGGTGTGATAATATTTATAATGGTGACACCGTCTACGTGGAAGGATACAAGGATGCTTTTCAAGCAACGATATATGATAATGCTGTTGCTGAATATTTTTAAAAATATAATTAATTTAATTATATACATTTCACAAATATATTAAAGATTGTAAACTATGTACTATAATCGTGTTATAATTGTAAAACTATTAAAAAAAAACAAAACTAGAATGACATTTGATATACGAACGGCGGTAACAGAGTTGTTTATGATACAACAAATTAAAACGGGAATATTGTGGATGGATGCAATCATTTTTGGATTTTTTATATTTACCCTGTATCAAGGAACTATCCTAACGAATGCAAAAAGTGCATACAAAAAAATAGAAGTAATAAAAAATCAGTCGATAAAAAAGAACTGGCATTATCTTACAAATAAGTTTAAAAAAAAATCAATCATGTACACGGGATATGTATACAGTAGCGGGTATCGAACGATTAATACATACATAGATTATCCGCAGCCGATGATTCACGTATTTGATTACATGCATAACAATGTGTACCGAGTTGAAAACACGTACAATATCAAGTACTGCGAAATGATTGATGTGGGAACTGACGCCAAAGTGAAAACATTTATTCCGTCGGATGAGAAGGTGTCGTTTGAATTGTACCCGGATATTTACATTGAGTTATCGAGCGATAAAGGTGCACCAACAAATAAAGATCGAGGAAATGATTTTTTGGATTTTTCAACGACGTATTGCCACATCAGAACGTACGAGCACGGTATCTCATACATTCACGAATTCATAAAAATGTGCGAAATAAAATTTGAGAATTCCATAAACGAACAGTTGTCGAAACAAAAGTACATATTCAAATACAATAAATGTAAAAACAATAGTGACGGCGGCAGTTATGACGATGATGGGAATAGTAAAATAGAGCGCGGAATCAAATGTCAAGAATATCCGCTGGTAACAAACAAGCATTTGCTTCGCAATTGTTTTTTTACGCAGAGGGATGCGCTTATAAAACGAATTGATTTTTTCATACAAAATGAAAAATGGTACAATGATCGCGGAATTCCTTACCAGCTTACTTTAGTATTTGAGGGGTCGCCAGGTTGCGGAAAAACCTCTACGGCAAAGGGTGTTGCCACATATACCAATCGACACATGGTGGATGTTGATTTGAGCAGTATACAAACCGTGTGCGAACTCGAGAATATATTCTATGGTACATATATTAATGGAAAGTACATACCTACGAACAAGCGCATATTCATGATTGACGAAATAGATAAATTTTTTGAATTGTTGGATGAAAAGGAAGAGAGGGAAAAAACGGCAGTCAATGAATTGAATTCAAATATTGTAATTGTCAAAGAAGGTGGAGGGGGGGGAGACGATAAGTTTAAAAAATCGGGCTCGACCACCGCCGCAATCAGTAGTTGCAGCAATGCGAAAAAGTCGAACAACTTGACGAGGGGGCAGATATTGAGCATTATGGATGGTATATTAGAATCAAAGGGGCGGTTCATTATATGCACGGCAAACGATACTTCCAAAATTGATTCCACATTTAAACGTCCTGGCAGGATGGATGAAATTATCCATTTTTCGAAATGCGATTCGCTCATGATGAATCAGCTGATGGATCTATTTTATAATGGATGCGTGAACGAAGAACGCGAGTATTCAAAAGAAGAGTTGGATCGATTCAAGGGACTTGAAGATCGGTTGTCCCCATCGGAACTGAATAAGATTTGTTTTAACAATATAAATTCGAGGGAAGAGGGGGAAAAACAATTGTTAGCATTATTATAAATATTTATTATAAAAATATAAACAAAACAAAATAAAATAAAATAAAACAAAACAAAATAAAACAAAACAAAACAAAACAAAACAAAACAAAACAAAACAAAACAAAATAAAATAAAATAAAACAAAACAAAACAAAATAAAATAAAACAAAATATTAATATAATAAAAATATTATATTAAATAAATTTATATTTATACGTTGTCAAAAGCGATATAAAGCAATATATGGAAAGCAAGGGATTTATTATGCCAATCACTCGTGTGGTAGTTGTGAGTGGTCATAGTTCGTGCATGTTTACCGAATATGAAGATGTACCGATGTTGCCAATACCTAGTGGTATAAATGTAATCACACTGTGCAGTTTAAATGACGTACTTTCAATAGAAGATAATGCTCCATTTCGTGGGTTGGAAAATCTCATGTCAAATCCCGGTGTTACCGTTACACTTGGAGGCGTGGTTGATTTGTTTAAAGAGAAAAGAAAACTTCGAATTATAGGTCCGGAAACAGAAACATCATTTGGATCAATAGGGGTAGCTTATAGCGGAGAACAAGGAACCCCACAATTTTTTTTTGAAGGACGGCCGAATGTACAATTACCAAATGAAGGTATTTTTTGCTGGGATCTCGGCGGTGGTATGACGGATATTTCGTTAGATTTATTAACTGAAAATAAAGGACTTCCCCTTTTGACTCCATTGCAAATGGAAATTATGAAATTGGAGCGCACGGGTGTTATTAGAGACCCATCCGATCTACGCAGTTCTTTTATGACAGTTAGAGACGAAAAAAAAAAACAAAGTGGTGTTGGCGTTGTTGTTGAAGATGCACAAAAATTTTATAATGAATATAAGATACTGAATGAAAATCGGATAAAATACTTGGAGTCGATAGGATTTAATAGAAGCCAAGCCGCCGATTATGTAGAAAAAAATAAAATGGATCTTCCCATTTATTATTTAGAACAAATGCGAAAAAGTATTTTGAGGTGGGAAAAAACAAATCAAAAGTTTGTGTTTGAAAACATAGAAGAATTTATTCGTAGCGACGAATCTGAAAGGATGTTTGTGGAATTAGAATTAGAAGAGTTGGGTGGGGTCACGGAAGAAAATATCAGAAAATATATAATGTTTTTGAGTGAGTCGACGATGAATCAAATGAATCAAATGAAAAAGCGAAGGGAAATGTATGGATGTTTCGGAAAAGATTTTCGATTAGTTCCATCAAGATTTCGCGAGATTGAAAGTGGTGTGCTACTTGAATTATTGCATGAAAAATATCCACAAGGGAATACGGCAGTTGTATATGTCGGGTGTAGGACGTGTCGAAACAAAGACGGTCCGCCGTGTCAAAGTCCAAGAGGGGCGAAGTGTAGAGTTGGAGGAGGCAAATTAATAAGAGGAACAAGGAGCATAAAAAAAACTATGAAAAAAAAACAAATAAAAACCAAATACAAAAAAAAAGGTAATTCATTTAAAAAATAAAAATGAATTAACTAAATTATATTATATTTTTATAGCATGTATATATAAAAATATAATTGTAAATAAAGAAAGAATGCAAAATCAACAGATGCAACAGATGCAACAGATGCAACAGATGCAACAGATGCAACATTTACAACAGCAACAGCAAAATAGACAACAGCAACAAGTTCAACAAGTTCAACACATTGAAGTTGACGTAAAAAATGCAATGGAATCATATTCAGAAAAAGAAAAACTTATATTTGAATTTTTAAAGAGCATTGTTATTAATCTGATTCTTTCGATTAAACAGCTGCGAGTAAAGCTGGAGCCGATTCTCAACCAACCTGATGTAATTTATGCAGAAATATTCAAAGTGTACGAGGAAATCAAGGAATCAAATATGAGCTTTAGCCAGAGCGACATTGAGAATTTGGTTTCGGTGATTTCGATAACGAGTTGCGTGAATGAAATGAACAATATATTTACCAAAGCGTTTGCGAATATTATGGAAGACGGTAAAATCGACATGAATGATTCTGTGCATTTTATGACATTTATTCATGAAATTATAAACTTGTTCAACGAATATACCACGAATCAAAATTTCAAGGTGTCGCTTACATCAGAGTGTATTTTACAATTTTTATATTTCATTGTTAAAAGTATTCTGGTTTTAACGCTAGACGGAATGGAGGAACGTGGCGCAGTATTAATGCTGGATGCATCCATGAAACTGATAAGAATCAGCGTTTTGCCAATTACGAAATGCAAGTGCAACTATTTTTGTTTTTCGTAGGGGGTAGGCATGCTGTCCCCTTTGACCCCTTGCTGGGTTATTGCTGGTTAATTTGTCTGGGGGGGTCACCATTATATTTGCCTTTATTATTATAGTTACTTCCGGACAAGTTTGTAATGATTCCACCGTTATTGTTGTTAATGGTACCGCCGCTATTGTTAATGCCACTGTCAACGGTACCGTCGCTATTGTTGTTAATGGTACCTCCGGTATTGTTGTTAATGATGGAGTAGCTATAGTTGCCAATGGCGCCGCCGCTATTGATGTTAATAACGCCGCCGCTATTGTTGTTAATGATGGCAGGATTGCCATAGCTTTGGTTACTAATTGTGCTGCTGACAATGGTAATTGTTCCGCTGTTGGTAACTGTGCTGTTGTTGTAAATAACGGATGCGGCGTTCATAGTTAATGTGCTATTGTTGTTGTTAGTAATGTTTCCACGTACATTGGTAATGTAAGATGTGTTCATAGTAAATTTACTATTATTGATAATGGTGCCACTGTTACTAACGTTCGCACTATTGTTGAAAGTAATAGTGCCATTGTTAGTTAATGTGCCGCTGTTAGTAAATGTGATGTTGGTGTTGTTACTGACGCCGTTATTATTAATGGTGCCGCTGCTATTGTTAGTAACGTATCCATTGTTAGTAATGGCAAAATTATTGTTAATTGTTCCAGAGTTGTTAATAGTGCCGTTGTTGGTAAGTGTGTATGAACCGGTTAACAGAGTTTGTGTTTCTTTAATGATTAGTGTATCAGTAGATGAAATTGTTTGATCACCATCCATATTCCAAATATTACTATTTTCATTACTTTGTTTCGCAATACTAGTTAAATCAATAGTATTGTTATTGTTATACGTATTAGAATCAATATCAAAACGCACATTATGTAATTTTTCATTTATTGGAAGTTTTACTAGAGGTTTTGAAATTTTATTTTTTATAATTTCATTTGTTGAAATATCAAAAATTGTATAATTTTTATTTTTATTATAAGATGCATTTTCAATGACAAAAATGTATTTTGTATTATCGACATCCATAACAGCAGTTGGAGCAAAATTAACGGATGAATTAAAATTATTTTGCACCCAATCTTTTGCACTTACTAAAGATACGCCACGGTCCCCATTTATATTGTTTTTAGACCATACTTGGTATTTCAAGAAATCTCTAATACCGTCCAATTTGACTTTGTATTTATGATGACCTTGTTTTTTAATAACAACTTTCTCCGCTTTTACAACGAAATCAAAACTTCTGGACATTTTATATAACTTATATAATTTATAAGATATAATTATATATTTCAAAAAAATAATTATAATTTCTAAAAATATTTCTTTCATATTTTTTTCATATTTTTTAATTTTGAAAGATTTACATTGAGATTTAATCCGACAATGTTATGATTTTGGTTTCGATTTTTAACGACATGGTTTTTAAATTTATGTTCATCGGGATCATAGTTAATATAACGCGTATTAAAAATTTTTTTATTTCGGAATGTGCAATAGTAATCGTGTAAACTGCGCGGTTTCAAAGAGCTCATAATATCATTCGCATTTTTAGGCGAATTTAAAGTTTCAATAAATATTTGATGTTTTCTGCCATTGAGTATAAATAGTTGTAAATGCGTTTTATTGAGATGATTTTTTACATTTGATAAAACCTTATTAAAAACGTGAACAATCGACCAGTCCCAGTATGCATATGCGTGTTTATTATGAGTGTAAAGCTTAACGTATTCTTCGATGCATTGTTTTAAAATGGGATCATTTTTTTTTGAGGCGATAAAATGCGGATTAAAATTTCCATTTGTTGACGTGATGCAAGTAACAAAATCGGAAGAATGTAAAAAATACTTGTCTAAAGATACGAGCGGATGAATGTCTGCATCAACATAGATTCCTCCATATGTGTAAAGGATGCACAATCTCCAAAAATCCGATTTAATTGGACCATCCGGTATAAATTTAAAAATATTATAATGTAAATCTGAAAATTTGTGTAATAAGAATTTTTCACACATTGTATCGCTAAATAATTTAATTTGATATTTTGGATTTAATCTTTTCCAAAATTTGTATGTCATGCTTAAACATTTGATATTTTTATGACAAATAAAAATTATTTTGGGTATTTGTTTTTGTGTATCGTTGTTGTAAATTTCAATAGTTGCGGTTGTATTAACAAAAAACTCCTCTACATCTTGTTCTTGTTTTTGTTCTTGTTCTTGTTTTTGTTCTTGTTCTTGTTCTTGTTCTTGTTCTTGTTCTATTTGTGGTTCAGGTTTTAATAAACTTTGCTCTAAAATATCCATGAATAATATAATATATTTATCTAATCAATTACTAAATTAAAAAAATATATAAAAAATAACGATACAACTAAATTGATATATAATATGATATATATGATATATAATAATAATAATATGAATTTAAAAAATTTATTTTGGGGTTTGTAAAAACACATTTGATATTTCGGCGACGAGAGGAGAAAAATCAATTTGGTCGCGATGGTTGATTGCGGCATCGACAAGCTTATCTTTGGTGAGCATTTTTCCAACGTCCACATTATGCAATATTAAATATCGTTTGAGTTTTGAGTAACCAACTGGTTTCAACGCTTCTTGCAATTCAAGATAAGAAGGTGTAGAGCCAAAGTGGGTTGGCTGTAAGCTATTCAAGAAAACATCAACGGTATTTTGTTCATCTTCTTTGTTTATTGCTTTACATTGCGCGTTACATTTAGTAGTGTCAATGTTATCTTTAAATGAATCAAAATCTTGTTTTGTCTTGTTTAAATTTTGTTCTAACACTTGCAACTGATTGAATAAATTTACATTCGATTCTAGTTTTTTCAAGTTTTCAAGTATATCGTTTGTTTTTTTTAATAATTCGGGTGCAGATGTAGATGTAAATGATATCGAAGACATTTATACAAAAAAATGATAAAAATAATAAAATGATAAAAATAATAAAATGATAAAAATAATTAATATATTAATTTAAATTTAATTATATATTATAAGAATATTATATTATTAGTATATATAAATTTATTCATAAGATTTAATTATAAAAGTCATTAATCACCATAATGAGTTGTCCAAATTCCGATTCTCCAATTAATATATCAACCACCGCGAATGTGTTGAGTTGCGAAGTGTTTTGTTCTTATATGCACCAATATAAAGACAGTGCGTGCACGGCAACGTATTATCCAGATCACGTCAAACTAAGTTATGATGCAACCACTAGTGCCGCTGTAACATTTAACAATGAGGGATATAATGTGAGAGAAATTAATATTTATGCACCATCCATTCACATGTACAATGGTTCATCAGCGGATGCAGAAATGCTTATTATTCATGACGGAGCGGGTAAAAAATTAATTGTATCAATTCCGCTAGTTCAGTCAAATAACACTGCATCATCGGCTAAAATATTGGATGATATTATCGGAAAATTTTCCTCAACGGTTGACAAAACAAAAACAAACGATAGTCAGCTCATTAATGTTCAAAATTATAATATGGAAAATTTTATTCCGAGTTCCCCTTATTATTTTTATATGGGTGGTGCACCATTTTCTCCATGTGACGGACAGTACAATTTTGTTGTATTTGATCGAACAAAAAGTCCGGTTACAATTCATGCAGACACTTTAAAAACGCTTACAGGATTGATACAGCCAAGCGGAATTAAAGCGGTATCTAGAAGCGATTATTATTATAACTCATCGGGGCCAAATGTGAAACCGGGATCCGGTGGAGGTAAAAAAGATGAAATTTATATTGAATGCAATCCGGCGGGAGAAGATGGAGAAATTTTGTATCAAACGCCGCCGCCGACAATGAATGCAGATATGAGTATGTTGAGTATGGACAATTTAATGCATAATCCGTACTTGAATGTAATGATCGGAGTTGGACTATCTTATATGGCGCTAAAATTAGTTGGTAAGATACTAAGTTAAAATTAAAAAAATTTTGTTTTTCTTTTTTTACTTTTTTTCATTTTTATTTTTCTTGGTTTAAATTTTGTTCGTCTGTTCACTCTCATTCATTCACTCATTCATTGTTCACTCATTCATTCATTTTGAAAAGTAATTGTAGTGTATTTGGTGTGTACATCTTTCATAAAACGGATTCTTGATGTAATGTGGAAATATTTCAAATTCGGGCGTAAATGCAACCTTTGTGATTTTTTCAAACATTTTGGTGACAGTTTCATCAATCTCTTCAAATTCTGACGCGTCATTGTGGTAGACCCAGAAAGTGACTTTGAAATTGTAGTCAGTGCCGTCAATTTGAGTAACAACGGATCTGAGTCCATCAAACACCAATCCGTATATTTCAAGGTTCTTCTTGTCTTTTGCCGATGCCGACAATTCCTTGTTGTAAGCTTGAATCGTAATTGAACGCTTGAGGTGAGAATGAAGGTCCGTCAAAGCAAATGATGAAATGTTTTTGAATGCAAGATTGACGCCTGAAAAGCCAAAGTTGAAGTAAACAGCAATGCAACTTGCAACAGATAAAGATGGAGCAGCCGAAGAATGCGAAGAAACATAAGCGATCAAAGACATTGAAAGAATTTGGAAAATGTGGAAGAACCGATAGCTGAATATTAAAAAATAAAAATAAAGTTTTTCAATTTTTATTTTTTCAATTATTTTTTTATTATTTTCTTAATCATTTTATTGAACCTTTGATGCATCATGAGTGTCATCAAGAACGGGTTTATAAGATCCGTCATCGGAGACGTGTCCTTGAAATGGAGCCATTTTTTTTACCATTTCTTCCTCTAAAGTAACGGGCATGTCATTCAGGTTGGAAAAAAAAGTTGATTTTTGACTTTCGCTGGGTAAGAACATGCTCATTCCCGCCGTACCGGTGCTAACACGAGAACGCTGAATGAAAATAATTAATGCTACAGCTCCAAGTGCAGCTACCGGCCAAATTTTTACAGATTTGCATAAAAGAATGAATAGACCGCCGACAACAATGTAACCACCTATAGTATCAACAAGGGATGCAAGAAAATAAGGTGTTCGAATATTGAATAGAATGTAAATAATAAATAAAATGAGTAAAAGAAGTTCACTTTGATTCTCTTTACGCGATAATGTTCTAAATGTTTCCATATTTTCTGGATTAAATTCTTTCTTAAATTCTTAAATATAATATAGTAAAATATAATATTATTATTATTATTATTATTATTATATTAATATAATTAATATTAATAAAAAATAATATTATATTATATTATAAATAAATTCAACTTAGAATGGAGGACGCCGATAGTCGTAAAACTCTAGAGGAAGAATTTGGCGTCGTCGAAGGTGATAAAATTTTCCATGAAGTTAAAAAATTTATTGAAGAATTTGATCGGGATAATCATCCAACGTATAGACGTGCTGCTGAAAATGAAATTGTTGAAATTATAATGTGGTATATTGAATTTCCCAGAAAACTGTCTATACGGGGAATTCGTAGAGGAAATTTAGAAGAAGCGGGTGCAAATGCTTATATGAGCGTATTACGTAAATATTATATAATGTATCTTTTTTTAGAAGATAGTCCACAAATTAGTGAACTTAGAAAGAGGTTTTTAGATATGGTAGTGAAAGAATTAGTAATAAATCATAAAAATAGTAGTGAGATATGCAGCCGTGTACAAGAGTTTATGCAACAACAATTAGTTAAGAGACATCTTCCCGACCAAGCAACGTTAAGCCAAGCACTGAAAGAAAAATCTGATGCGCTATTTTTGGCATTAAAAGGAACACCGCATGTGGAGGATAGATGGGGAAGTGCTACATTCGTAGATACTTCTTCAACTCTTAGACCCCCGCCGCCGCGGCCAAAAGAACCTTCGCCTGATATGTTAACCCCGACGCCCCATTCAGATGATTTAGATACAATACTTGAATTAATACTTGACGCTGATTATGAATTTAAGAAGGGAAATTTGGAAGATACCGCTTATTTAAAAAGAATATTTGATAAAGTTAATACAGAATCGCAAAAGCTAGGCATTGTGTTACAACCGGCACAATTTCACGCTATCTATCAAGAAATGGTAGATAATCGGAGACAACTTGCTAAAGATTACCACGGTGCTGCTGCTACTGGTCCTGCTGCCGGTCCTGCTCCTAAAGGGGGTAAAAGACATTCTAAAAGACATTCTAAAAGACATTCTAAAAGACATTCTAAAAGACATTCTAAAAGACATTCTAAAAGACATTCTAAAAGACATTTTCGCCATTAACATTTTCACCATTAACATTTTCGCCATTATGTAACAACAACAAGAATTTTAATAATATTAAGACAGATTAGATTGACTACTTGGCATTTATGCGCATTTATTATTATTTATAAAAAATTGAAACATTTTTTATAAATATAAGATCATGTAAACCGCATTGCATTATAAAATCATATGAAGAAATCAAATCAACAAAAACAGAAACCGTGTGGACCACCTGAACCATCGGTACAAAAAGAACAAGAAATCGCCAAAGTAAAATCAGTCAAAGCGTATTTGGGGTATCAGGGATATTCCATATTTAAAGACACGCTTCCAGTAGAAGATCAGCATGCAATAAGGAAAGAGCTAATGGTTCATGCTCACATTCCCAAATCGCCAATCCAACCCGCACCCTTTCCTGTGTATCGCGAATCACAACTCAAATTATACGTTCCGCGCTATTTCGGGTTGGAACGTTGGGGGCCAAATATTGAAAACAAATTAGTACCCGGTAAACAAATAAAACTAAAATTTGCAGGAGATTTGAGGGAGTATCAACAAGTCATTGTGGAAAAGTATTTGAATACGGCTACCAAGACGCCGGCGAACGGCGGAGGCGGATTGCTGGATGTTGATCCGGGAAAAGGGAAAACGGTGATGGCTTTGAAAATCATAGAACAGCTTGCGGTAAAAACGCTGGTGGTCGTACACAAAAGTTTTCTGACCAACCAATGGAAGGAACGAATTGAGCAGTTTTTGCCTGGTGCTAAAGTAGGCACAATTCAAGGACAGGTGTTTGATATTGAGGGTAAAGACATCGTTATTGGAATGGTGCAGTCGCTGTCGATGAAGGAATACCCTCAAAATGCGTTTGAGTCGTTTGGACTCACTGTTTTTGACGAGTGTTTCCCATATAAAACTCATGTTCACACATCTTGTGGACCGCTGCTTATTGGTAAATTATATGAGATGTGGAATAATAATAATAATAATAATAATAATAATAATAATAATAATGCTAAAGAAAGAGAAGGAGATAAAGAAAGAGAAAGAGAAGGAGAAGCACAGTTACATGAGATTATGAGTTATAATCAAGATAAAAAAATATTCGAATATAAAAAATTAACGCATGCGTGGAAAAAAGAGAGGGAAGATTTATTAAGGATCAAGGCATCTAAAAGAGTTATTCGATGCACGCCAGAACATAAAATTCTAACTGTTGGCGGCGGCTACGTGGAAGCAAGCAAATTAAAATGCGGGGATTTATTGTTATGCAAGTATGATGATCATGATGTACGCAAACGTACTGTATATACAGATTGTAGTATTGTGCCCGCATTAAATGAAGATCAGTTGCAAATCGTATATGGTTCTTATTTGGGGGATGGTAACGTTAATAAAACTGCGTTGAAAAGGTATAGAATAAGATGGACTCATGGGGAAAAACAGCGAAATTATTTTCAGTGGAAAGCCAATATGTTTGGAGTAAAAAATCTAAATAACGGCGAATATGAAGATAAAGATGGAGATGTTTGTGTGACACGAGTATTTGATTTGGATTTTAATTTAAATTGTACACATAAACACGAAACATGTCATGAAATTTTACAAAGAATAGATGAAAGAGGGATAGCAATTTGGTTTATGGATGATGCATTTGTGAAACAAAATAAAAGTGGTGAAACGATGTACGTGCGATTTCATACGCATGGTTTCAGTTATGATTCTCATGTTATGATGGCGGGAACTTTTAAATCCAAATTTGACATCACGTGTATTATTGAAAGGTGTGAGTTGAGTTATTACTTGATGTTGAATAAAGAAAATTCTCAAAAGTTAATCGACATGATTAAAAAATATATACACGAAGATTTCTCATATAAACTTGACTCTAATAATAATGATTATGATAAATATGT